CAATTTATTGAATGTAACAATTGATGATTTGATGGAGTTACCAAAGGACATATATGATAAAAAGGTTACCAGAGTCCGTGAGAAAACAACTGGCAAACTTATTATCAAAGAATATCCAACCGCATCAGCTTCAACTATTCATTTTCGGACACTATTAAATGAGCTTAATCTTAAACGTTCTTTTGTACCTGATATTATCTTTGTTGATTATCTCAATATCTGTTGCTCTGCTCGTATTAAGGCTGGTGCGAATATTAATTCCTACACCTACGTTAAAGCAATTGCAGAGGAACTACGTGGCCTTGCTGTTGAGTATAATGTTCCTATTGTATCTGCTACACAAACTACCCGTTCGGGATTTACTTCCAGTGATCCGGGTCTTGAGGATACGAGCGAATCGTTCGGACTTCCCGCCACCGCAGATTTGATGTTTGCTTTGATTTCTTCTGAAGAACTGGAAGAACTTGGCCAAATCATGGTCAAACAATTGAAGAATCGATATAATGATCCTACATTGTACAAACGATTTACACTTGGTGTCGATAGAGCCAAAATGAAACTCTATGATGTCGAACAGGCTGCACAACATGGATTGGCTGATGCTGGTCACGATAAACCTTTGAACACATTTGGTACCCGTGAACAACAGCCTAAAAAGAAATTTGAAAATTTTAAAATATGATATTAACTAGAGACCAAGCACTTCATTGTGCCAAAGTGTTTGATGATTACTTTAGTACAATTGGAAGCACCGAAGAATACATGCGTGATGAGAAGTTAAAGAATGTGGCTGATATGCCATCTTCTTTATTTCCAATTGAAGATGATTTGTTCTCTGATTTCTCTATGCATCCAAAAGATATGGGTATTGAAGTTTGTGAAATACCAAATGAAACTTGGGAATCATTACTTGCCATTACCAGTTCACACATTAATAAATCTCCAGTTGGTAAGAATATACAATTGGCAGTTATGGAAAAGAACTCAGGAAAGATTCTAGGATTCATTCGTTTAGGCTCACCAGTCATCTATATGAAACCTCGTAATGACTACCTAGGACAAGTTTGGATTCAACAGGAAGATACTGCCAAACGATTCAATGCTTCTTGTGCCATGGGTTTCGTAATTGTACCATCTCAACCATTTGGATTTAACTATCTTGGTGGTAAACTACTATCTGCTATTTGTACCAGTCACACCGTTAGAGAAATATGTAATAAGAAATATGGTATGAATCTTTGCCTATTTGAAACCACCAGTTTGTATGGCACAACAAAGAACGTATCACAATATGATGGCATGAAACCATATATTCGTTTTAAAGGTTTGACCGACTCTGATATCGTACCAATGATGCACGGCCAAAGATACCATGATTTGAAAAACTATGTGGAAAATATTACTGGAGATTTGTTGGGTGGTGATACGTCAACCACTAGTAGAAAGCTGAGAACATTTACTAAGATTATTGCTCTCACCAAAGCTGCATTAAAAGGAACATCTGAGGGAGATGCCTTCTCTTTAACGATTGACAACGCCAAAAAGTTGACAGAAAAGAAACGATATTACATTTCTGATTATGGATTTAAGAATACAGTAGATTACATGAACTGTAAAACAGATAAACTTTTACCTGGTGAAAATTATGAGAAACATGAATTATCAAATGTGATTGAATGGTGGCGGAGTAAAGCTATAAATAGATATGAAACCCTTAAAGATGAGGGTAGATTACGAACAGAACTTGAAGTATGGACTTCAGGAAAAGACATTCAAATTATTAGGTAAAAAAATATGGCCGTAGCATTATCTGCAAGAGAATTAACTAAGCCAGGAAGAGAAGAAAGGCTTATGATATTTGCAAAAAAATATAAAGATAATGGTGAATTTGAATTAATGAATGGTAAAAAAGTTAAACTCATATATGACAAAAAAACATATGATAAAATTGTTCATAAACAAGGTTTAAATGAAATAACTTTTTGGACCACAATAGGCACTCAAATAAAATTAAAAAATTTGAAAAAAACAAATGAATTTGGTGGTAAAGAAATTAGTACCACACACATTGAAGAAAAAGAAATTATTTCTATTCGTAAACAAATGAGTGAAATCCGTAAAAAAACCGGAGAACCAACTGTACCAATAAAAGTAAAAAATCAAATATATGAAGTTTTTGAAGTTGTTAAAACCGGAGGCACTCCAAAATCTGATTTTCATTTTTTAGATCAAGAAGGAAAACCAATTCTTTGGGTGTCACATAAAGACGGTAATCGTGCATCAGATTTTCAACAATGGGGAGGTATATCGAAGATTGTGCCAAACACCCATACACATAACGAAACAAAAGAATTTATTAAAGATTTAGAAGAAAATTTTAAAGAAGGGCTTCCTAGAGCTACTAATGTTGTAAAAGACATAAAAGATACGACCTTAAAAAATAAGGCGGTTTATGGTGATGAATTTAAACCAAATTCTAGAAATTTTAGTGAACATAATATACAGTTGGTATTACAGGGAACAGTTAAATTAGTAAAAAGAGGAAATTATTACATACTTACGGCCAACCAGGTACACTCCAACGGTGAAAAAATGACAGGAGATTATGAGCCAACTTTTTCTGCACAATATAGAAGTGACAGAGGAGCTCCAGTAAAAAATGCTAGAGCATCTATATGGCCAAAAGTTGTTGAAAAAAGAAAAAATACAATTAAAATTAACAAATAAACTATGCCATTAATAGATTTCGATAAACTTGCACAAGAATTTGATATGGAAGATGACTTTGGTTTTTCTGCCGTATCGGAAGAAGAATACAATTCTGTTATCAATAAAACGGCCGAGACCGCAGAAGATTATAAAGTTCGATTGAAAGAAGTGGAGAAAATGATTGTTCCTTTTCTCACCAAACTACATTCGACTGGAGATAAAGAATACATATATTGGCCAAATCGTAAACCAGCAATAGAAAAACAAATAGAGAAAATATTAAAACTGACTAGAGGTTAAATTATGAGTGCAACAGTGATTATACCAACTACTGGTTCGCCAGAAGTTATTGAAGCTATTAAATCTGTATTAGACCAAACATATGACACCAAGTGTTATGTTGTATGTGATGGTCCTGATTTTACTTATACTGTAAGGAATATGCTAAGATGGGTTGAAAAACATCCAAATTACCATAGATTAAAACTCTGTAATCTTCCAATCAATGTCGGTGCCAAAGGATTTTATGGTCACCGTGTCTATGCAGCTTTCACACATTTAATCGATACAGACTATGTTATGTGGCTCGACCAAGACAATTGGTTGTATCAGAGCCACGTTGCTAAATGTATTGAAACAATACAAAAACGAAATCTTGATTGGTGCTATGCGTTGCGACAAGTACACGACAAAAGTGGTAAGTTTGTTTGTTTTGATGATTGTGAATCATTAGGTAAATGGCAAACATATCATGGAATTCATCATATAGATACTAATAGCTATTGCCTTAAAACAGAAATTGCTGTAAAATTGGCCTCTGCGTGGCATGGAGGCTGGGGACAAGATAGAGTGTTCTTACAAGCTGTTACACAACATTTCCCTAAATGGGATTGTACAAATGAATATACAGTACATTATCGTACTGATGGTGGTAAAGGTTCTGTGACACCAGATTTCTTTATCAATGGAAATGAAGTAATGTTGAAAAAATATGATGGGAAATATCCATGGCGTCAAAAAACTTAATTATTGGTGGATTTACAAACTATAACGCTAACCACCTAAAACCTTGGGTATTATCTGCAAAGATCCATGCGGGTGGTAACGATGATGTTGTTTTAGTTTATGGCAACGCATCTGATGAAACCCTAAATTGGTTAGAATCACAAGGTGTCATTATTGTTCCTATGTTAGAGGTTCAAAATGTACCAATTCATGTATTACGGTTTCTATCAATCTATGAATATTTACATAAGCATTGGCAAAAATATGAATATGTTATTACAACAGATGTCAAAGATGTTTACTTCCAAACAGACCCATTTAAATTTCTAGTTAATCGTAAACTCATTGTTGCTTCAGAAGGTTTAAAATATAAAGATGAACCTTGGGGTAATGAAAACTTATATCAAGCTTATGGTCAATATGTCTATGAAGAATTTAAGAATAATGAAATCTTTAATGTTGGAACATTCGGCGGCCAATCTGAATATGTAAAAGATATGGTGTTTCATATCTTCACTAACGGCATCAACCGACCAATTCCTATTTGCGACCAAGCTGTATTCAATGTGTTACTCAACACACAACCATTTAAAGATATTGCAACTAAAACAATCCAATGGGCTGCTGAATTGGGTACTATCATGGATCCATCAAAGATTGCCAGCTTCAGACCCAATCTACTCTTTGCTGAGCCTATATGGGAAAATGGTTTACTAAAAGATGTCAATGGTCATATCTTCCCTATTGTACATCAATATGACCGAGTACCAGAATTGAAAGCGTTTGTCCAAAAGAAATTTGGCCAAGAAGATCCAGCAGAATATTTTACCTATAGAGTTTAATATGAATGAAATTAGCATTGTAACGGCATTCTTTGATATTGGCCGTGGTGATTGGACTCCACAGAAAGGTCTACCACATTATCTACAAAGAACAACAGATACATATTTTGACAGGTTTGCCAACATGGCCAACCTTGATAATACTATTGTTGTTTATACATCTGAAGATTTGGCAGAAAAAGTATGGTCTATAAGAAAAAATAAAGAACATAAAACGGTTGTCATAACTGTCGATTTTGAAGATCAATTTATTGAACAACGAGATTCAATTCGTAAAGTACAAAATAATCCTGAGTATCTTGCCAAAATAAATCCAAGTCAAGTTAAAAATCCAGAATATTGGTCGGCGGACTATGTTCTCGTTAATATGTTAAAATCACATTTTGTCAATCATGCAATTGGTGCCGGTGTTGTCGATACAGATTTAGTGGCATGGTTGGACTTTGGTTACTGCCGTGAAGCGTCTACTTTAAATGATGTTAAACTATGGCAATATCCATTTGATAAAGATAGAATTCACTTCTTCAACATTAAAAATTTTAATCCAGAAACAAGCATAACTAGTATTATAGCAAACAATGATGTGCATGTTACTGGTCCATGTATTGTTGCTAGTCAAAAAATGTGGCCTGAACTTGAACGATTAGTTGAAGAAAGTTTTAAAGAATTAATATCGAAAGATTTGATTGATGATGACCAAACATTGTTATTGATGTCCTCATTGAAAGAACCCGAGAAATTTGAATTACATTCAATCTCAGCAGACGATTGGTTTATTGCTTTTAGGAAATATAATGAAAATCTATCTTAGTGGAACTGCCAATCTTGGTGATTTTTTAAATGGTATGCCTGTAATGTCAGGCATCAGTAAGTCATATGTAAAATATGATTTGATTATTAAAAAAGAAATGCGTAAGTTCAATGGCATTAAAGAATTCTTAATGTATCAAGATTTATTTACCGATGTTGTATTTGAAGATGATATATTCTTGTATGGTGATGTCATTAATATGAGTTCTTGGCCAATTCGTGAAGATAAGAATGATTCAAATCGGCCAATTGAAACGTGTCGTTATGAAAACTTTATGAAAGATAACTATGGCATGGAGTTTGAAGTTGATGATGATTTTGTAGTAAAAACTCCAGAGTATGATATTAAAATTAAAGATACTTACTATGTTGGTGATAGGTGGGCAATAGGTGATATTGATAGCCGTAGAGAAACTCATATATTATCACATCTAAAGAATTGTGAATTTATTGATTTTAATAGACCAATGTTAGAAAATGCTTATATCATTAAAAATCTAACAAAGCCATTCATTACAAACTTTACTGGTGTTGGTATGTTGGCCGACCTACTTAATAAAGAATTATATTGTGTATGGAAAGCCGAAGATTGGAAACCAGAACATAGAGTAGGTAATGATGTATCTTGGGACAATGGTAAAAATATTAATCAAGTATTTGAAAAACATTTTTATTTAAATCGTAAAGCGAAACTAGTTCACGCTTCAGAGTTAGAAAGTCTGATGATATGAATCTAGTGTCAAAAGATACCGCAATTCTAATTACTGCTTATACTGGCGGCAACGATCCTGTATATCATAGTTGTGGTGACAATGAAGCAGTAATGCGTAAACGAATGATGACCAAAACATTGGTGAAGTATTTAAAAGATTCTGGTTATTATATTTGTCTGTCGGCACATTCAACATTAGATGAAGAAACTCAAAATATGTGCCATTCATTTATCTATGATTCTGATAATCGTTGGCAAATCGATGGAGTACCCAATCGACCAAATCATGGCGTTGCTGAAATGTCAGCAATTCAAAACGGATTAAATGTGTTGAGTAGATATGGTTTTAAGAATGTATTAAAACTCTGTTACGACCAACATCCAGATTTAGATTATTCAAAATTAATTAAAAAGTTTGAAGCATTAAATAAAAAAGTTGTAACACTACAAGATGATTATGGCATTGGAACATTGTGTTTCTTTGCAGACATTCAATTTGTTAAAGATACACTCTCTATGAATGAGGTGTGGAGATGTGAAAGTGCTGTAGAGAGAGCATGGTTGGGTTCAATTCGAGATAAAGGATTGGCGGACCAAATTCATGGTTATTCAACATATGATGAAATGTTGGAATTACCTCCTAATTCAGTTCATCATTTTGCTTCTATGGATGGAAATAAATTACATGCCTACAATTATTAATATTGAACCAGGAACTTTTGGTACCATACGTAATGGTGATATGATTGGCGTTGCCAATGTTGTAGAACATCTAAGAAAAATCAATAACAATCCAACAATTCAATTTCATTTAAAACCAGGTAATGTTAGCTCTGACACACATTGTCAAACATTCTATGAGATAATGTTGAAGATGACTAACTATTTTTCTAGAGAAGAAGGTACCGAAACTTTGCCTTGGAGAAGAATTAATGTTTGGGATTTTAGAGATATCTCCGGTGATTTAGTTAAGATACCAAATGATGCAGTAACAGAAAAGAAAATTACAATTTTTCCACTCTTTGATGCACCATATAATTTGTGGAGAAACTGGCCAATAAATCTATTACCATATTTGGTTGAAAAATTTAGCACCGAAGAATATAAAGATTATGAAAAGGTAATTTGCAAAAGGGGCGAGCCTACCGAATCATGTCCGTTTGAAGGCTGGCGGTATTCTACCAACTTTGTGCAAAATTATTACCATATTACCACAGCAGAAATCTTTGTGGGTGGTGATACTGGTTCAAGCCATTTTGCGTGGTCGCTTGACAAAGGACCTAAAGAATTGTTATACTATGGTTCTAGTAGAGGTTTGATTCATACTTTACCATTTTATCTCCTACAAGGTAAAGGTAAAATGTCAACCTATTGGTTAGATTGTGAAGGATCGACATGGCAATAAGTATTACTTGTATAGATACACTACATTATACACCTACAATTACAGCATTAAAGAAAACCATTGAAACTCTTGGTGATAAAATAACAAGAGTATATTGGTTTTCTGACATTGATTTTCCTGATACGATAGATGTACCTGTAACATGGATTAAAATTGATACTATTAAAGTGTATAATGAAGATTATAGCCACATTACATTAAAGCTGTGTCCTAAGATTTGTGTGGAAGAACATAACTTAATCATTCATCCAGATGGCTTTGCCGTAAATCGTGAAGCATGGACAGATGAATTCTTAGAGTATGATTATATTGGTGCCTGTTGGGGTGATGGTACTGTTGGTAATGGCGGATTCTGTTTGCGTTCTCGTAAATTATATGACGCATTCATTTCCATTGATGTGAAGAATTCTACAAATGATTATCAAGATTATATGAATGATTCTTTTTACTATGTAATTACAGAAACGGGAGAAAAGTTTATACCTGAAGATAATATTATCTGTAAAGTACATAGAGAAAAATTAGAAAAAGAATATAACATCAAATTTGCTCCACTCCATATTGCAAATCAATTTAGTATAGAACGCAACTATAGTTCTGTGTGGTTAGGTAAAAGTTTAGGATTTCATGGCAAACATGGTGTTGCTGATTATTACGGAGTTAAATTATGAGTAAGAATGTATTGATTACCGGTGGCGCAGGGTTTATTGCTCATCATGTTATTGATAAGATGTTAGATGAAACTGATTGGAACATTATTTGTTTGGATCGTTTAGACATTTCAGGTAACTTAAATCGTTTACACGATATGTTACGAGACCACGATCCAGCCAAAGTCAGTAAGCGCATGCGTATTGTGTTTCATGACCTCAAAGCAGAACTCAACGAAATGATTGTTAAGGACGTTGGTCCTATCGATATCGTTTTACACTTGGCTGCTGGCAGCCATGTAGACCGAAGCATTGAATATCCACTAGAATTTGTACAAGATAATACTGTTGGTACAGTCAATATGCTTGAGTATGCTCGTAAGCACCTACCCAATTTAGAACGATTTGTATATTTCTCAACGGATGAAATCTTTGGTGTGGCACCTCCTGGCGTTTCATATAAAGAATACGACCGATATAATTCCACAAATCCTTATTCAGCATCTAAGGCAGCCGCAGAAGAATTTTGTGTTGCCTATGAAAATACTTACAAGATGCCTATCGTTGTAACACACACAATGAATGTGTTTGGTGAACGCCAACATCCAGAGAAGTTTATTCCAATGTGTATTCAACGTGCTCGTGATGGTGAGAAAGTATACATTCATGCCAATGCTGATTGCACCGAAGCAGGTACTCGTATGTACATTCATGCCAAAGATGTGGCAGAAGGTCTAATGTTCATTCTCAACAATCTACCAAAGAATTATAAACATACTGGTGATTATGGATGGGCTCATTGTCCTAAATTCAACCTTGTTGGCACAGAAGAAATTGATAATCTAACTTTGGCTAAAATGATTGCTGAATCACAAGGCAAAGAACTAGTGTATGAAATGGTCGACTTTCATG